ACCTCCTGGAGGAGGGCTTCAACCACGCGGACGACATGGCAGCAACTCGTGCTCTCAAGTCTCTTACTAACCTGATGAACTTTGGTTACAAGAAGGACATGGGGGAGTACGAGGGTCCAGGTCTGCACAAGAAGCCAACCAGGGCAGCTGCGCAGGCACTCAGTGACGGGTACGAGAACGACAACTATGACGGCGACATCCGGTGAATCTATTCGATCCGGTGCTCAACGGTATGGCACGCTCCGAGTTTTACAGGGCGTTGCACGTTCCCGAGCTGTTCCCGGAAGAGAAGCCCATGCTGCTGCATAACTGGTCCCGACAGGACCTGGAGATGTATGTCGGTGGCAAATACTGCCAACCCGCACAGAATTTGTAATGACATTTAGTAGAGGAGTTGAAAAGTGACAAACTGGGGACCTACCGGTGAGATCGTCTACAACAGGACATACTCACGTGTTAAACCTGACGGCACGAACGAGACGTGGCCCGAGACTGTACAGCGCGTGGTCGACGGCAACCTGGCACTGGTGGACGAGCGGTACCACAACGAGAACGAGCGTGAAGATCTGATCGAGATGATGGAGCAGTTCCAGATCATGCCTGCAGGCAGGCACCTGTGGGCTAGTGGTGTGCGCAACGCGCAGCACTTGTTCAACTGCTGGGTTGCAGGGTTCGACGCCACACCGCAGGAGCACTTCATGTTCACGTTCCTACGGTTGATGGAAGGTGGAGGTGTTGGTGCGAACTACTCGCAGAAGCATCTTGAGCACCACCCTCGGGTGGAGCAGCACCTGGAGGTGCACATCGTGTGCGACACCTCCCATGAGGACTACCATCAGATGGTGGAGGACGGCATCGTTTCTCCAGAGTTCAGCAACAACTGGACGGGAGCCTTCCAGATCGAGGACTCCCGCGAGGGCTGGGGCCGTGCACTGTCTGACCTGATCGAGACGCACTACCGCACCGATGTGAAGCACACTCGGCGCGTGTACGATGTGTCTAGGGTGCGCCCGGCGGGCGCTAGGCTGAAGACGTTCGGTGGTCGTGCGAGTGGGCCTGGCCCGCTGGCGCTGATGCTGAAGACTGTCACCGAGGAGTTCAACAAGGTGGTTGGACGTCAGCTGTATGGTCTCGGTGCTATGAATGTCGACCACGCCATCGCTAAGTGCGTTGTCGCTGGTGGTGTTCGTCGCTCCGCGCGCATGTCTATCATGCACTGGAAGGACGATCACATCCAGGCGTTCATCAACATCAAAGAGTCCAGTGGTGAGCACTGGACTACGAACATCTCCGTCGAGGTTGACGACGAGTTCTGGACCCTGCTAGACGATGGGGATCCGCAGGCGCACCGTGTTCTGGGCTTCATCGCCGAGGGTATGGCACGCAACGGGGAGCCTGGCTTCTGGGACAGCTCGCTGTCCAACGTGGGGGAACCCAACGAGGTTGTCTGCACCAACCCGTGCGGTGAGATCACCTTGCAAGAGTGGGAGCCGTGCAACCTGGGGCATGTCAACATGGCGGCGTTCGCCAACGAGCATGGACGTACGAACCATCTCGGCATGATCAGGGCGCACCGTCTGATGACGAGGTTCCTCATCAGGGCTACGTTCTCACCTGTTGGTGACCCTAAGTCTCGTGAGGTGCTGGACCGTAACCGTCGCATCGGCGTCGGTCACTTTGGTACAGCATCCTACCTGGCATTGACTGGGAAGAAGTACAGCGAAGCTCCGCTCTCTAAGGAGTTCCGCAGTCTGCTCCGTGGCATGGCCGACGAGGTCAGCTACGAGGCTACTAGGTACTCGCATCAGCTGCGCATCCCGGTACCCGTCAAGCTACGCACAGTAGCGCCGACAGGCACCATAGCTAAGCTGCCCGGCGTGTCCGAGGGGATCCACCCGATCTTCTCACGGTATTTCATCAGGCGTATCCGTTTCAACAAGCTGGGAGACGACAGGGCTCAGGTCCTGAAGTTGCAGGCCCAGGGGTACCTGGTGGAAGACGATCTGTACGCACCGGACACGTTCGTTGTGTCCATACCCACGAAGGACAGCCTGCTTCAGGCTGTGTCCGACAGGGTTGGTGAGCGTAAGGCTGAAGAGATCGTGCAGTCGGTGTACGACCTGACGTTGACGGAGATGTTGACGATGCAGGCTGTGTACCAGTCGCTGTGGGCTGACAACGCCGTGTCTTACACGGCTAACATCCCGCAGGGGTACGACGTCAAGGAGCTGGCGGATACCATCTACGAGTTCGGCGGTGCCCTCAAGGGTGCCACCGTGTTCCCCGATGTCAGCATGCCGCAGACACCGTACGAGAAGATCACCAAGGCGCAGTACAATGCGTCGCAAACACATGACATCGGCGACGGTGTCGACGAGGAGTGTGCAACCGGCGCATGTCCTATCAGGTAGGAGGAGTTATGACAGATCCATTCGGAGACCTCGAACAGAACGTCGAGGAAATCAAAACAGTAGCGAAGAAGGAGAAGGAAGCAATGGGAGACAAGACAGAAGCAGTCGGCACCATCAAGGGTGGTACCGGATTCGATTCACCGTGGCTGGTCATCCATGCTGCGGACGTCGACGACCTCCGCTCGGTGCTCCTCGACAACACTTCTGTTGTCAAGGAGATCATGGAAGCACTGTGGAATGCTTCCAGGAAGTTCCAGAGCTACGGGGCTGTTGGTAAGGTTCTCAAGGAGTCGCACCCTACGGCAGCTGCACCTGTCGGTGCTGACGCTGCACCTAACGGGGAGACCCGCTCGTGCGTGCACGGGCAGATGGTCTACAAGGCCGGTGTCGCCAAGGCATCGGGCAAGCCTTACCGCTTGTTCTCCTGCCCCGAGCGTGACCGTGCCTCGCAGTGCGATGCACAGTTCCTGCGCTGATTGATCCTGGAGGGGGAGGTGCCGCCAGCACCTCCCTCTCCTCCAACCAGGAGGTAACATGAACGAAGTAACGGTAGCGTTCACTAACGGCACGAGCATGGTGTTCGAGGGTTCAGTGGTTATAGACCCCAAGGTCTCGGTGCATGTGCACAACGATGAAGCTGACCTTAATGTCAGCGTCAACTGGGACCACATTTTGTTCGTCAGCGTAGAGACAATCATTGAAGAGGAGTAAACATGCTTACACACAAGACTAAGGTCGACGGGCAGGACGTGGAGATCCACGTCGTGCAAACCGAGGACGATCTGGATATGTTCAGCGAGTTCATCGCCTCCAACATAGGGCAGCTCTCTGTTGACTCGGAGACCACTGGCCTGGACATTTACAGCAGCCGGTTCAAGATCCGGCTGGTCCAGTTCGGTCACGCCACCGAGGCGTGGGTGGTTCCTGTTGAGTTAGGCGGAGCGTTCGAGGACATCGTCATCTGGGCTCTGCTCACGGTGAAGAAACTGATCCTTCAGAACGCAGCGTATGACCTGCAGGTGTTCGACCAGACTCTTGGCGTGAAGCAGGAGGAGCTGTGGCCCAAGGTCACAGACACCAAGATCCTCGCCCACCTCATCGACCCTCGTCCCTTGCGGGACGGGGGAGTGGGGCATTCGCTAGTAGACCTAACTAGGTTCCACATCGACGCTGAAATAGCGGACAATGTTAAGGGCCTGATGAAGAAGCTGGCGCACGACGAGGGATCCACAGTGGCAAACATCTGGAAGAAGGTGGCCCTCGACAACGAGGACTACACTCTGTACGCGGGCATGGATGTCATCCTGACGTCACGTCTGCTTCGCAAGCTGAAGCCGCTGGTGCCCGCCGACTCCAAGAAGCTGGTGCGGTACGAGCACGAGGTCGCAGAGGTGTGCTCCTACATGGTGCGCACCGGGTTCCTTCTCGACGTGCCGTACTCCGAGCAGCTGTCGCAGGACCTGAAGTATGAGGAGCAGGCTGCAGCTAAGATAGCGTTCGACTTTGGTTGCGAGTCTGTGAACTCGCCCATCGAGGTGCACAAGGTGCTCGACGCCTACGGTGTCAAGGTTACGGCGGAGACGCCAACAGGTAAGCCCAAGATCGACGACGATCTTCTACGGAAGCTCGCTGCAGAGGGCAGCGAGTTCGCGCAGGCAGTAGTCGACGCGAAGAAAGCAGGGAAGTGGAGGAAAACATGGGTAGATACGTTCATCAAGACAGCGGACTCGGAGCGGAGATGCCACGCGAGCATCAACCCTCTGGCTGCTCGCACAGCTCGGATGTCCATCACGGGTATCCCTGCTCAGACCCTGCCTGCTGGGGATTCGAAGATCAGGAAGTGCTTCTTAGCGGAACCAGGGCACTCTATCGTAAGCGTGGACTACCAGGCACAGGAATTGAGGGTGCTGGCCCACTTGAGCGGAGATCGGAATATGATCAAGGCGTTCGCAGATGGGGAAGACCTCCACCTGATTACCGCGCGAGCGGCATTCGGAGAACACGTCCAGAAGGGTGACAAGGAGCGGGACATAGGTAAGGTCGTGAACTTCGCCCGTGTCTACGGTGGCGGTGCCGCCGTGGTCGCCAAGCAGACCGGCATCGACCTGGTGACAGCCAAGAAGGTTGTCGACGGGTTCGACAAGGCGTTCCCCGAGGTGAAGGTGTACTCATCCGAGCTTCAGAAGGAAGGGCTACGCAAGGGGTTCATCACCACACCGACGGGACGTAGGGTGCCGGTGGATCCGGCCAAGTCCTACGCTGCCCTGAACTACATCGTTCAGTCCACAGCACGGGACGTGACCGCAGCAGCGTTGCTGCGGCTACACGAGGCTAAGGTGACACCGTTCCTACGGCTACCGATCCACGACGAGGTGCTGCTGTCTGTACCAACAGAGAGGGCGGACGCAGCAGCAGCCAAGGTGGCTGAGATCATGACAGTAAAGATGGGCAAGGTTACCCTCGAAGCCGAGGGTAAAGTCGGCGGGAACTCTTGGGGTTCCCTGTATGAGGAGGAGAAAGAATGACAGAGAACGAGCTGTCCATGTGGGGAGAGGTCCGCGACGAGAAGTTCAAGCAGGCCTACCTGGTCAGGGAACTGATCGGGATGGAAGATGAGTGGCACAACCTGAGCGAAGACCTCGCGAGCCTGCGAGCTGAGCTGGCCAACGTGGAGATCAACCTGCACTCGCTGCGGGCTGAGATAGACGAGCGGTTCCCGCTATCACCTAAGAAGGAGTACTGATGACAGAGATCATACTGCTGACCCTTGTAGTGGGGGTGGCAGCGGGCGCAGCGTGCACCGTCGCTGTGGTGCACCTGATAGACAGGGCGTACCAGGAGTACATCGAACAGATACAGCCACCATTCACAGAGGAGAATCATGGACGATAAAGAGTTCTTTGACAAGCTGTTCCAGCTGTTCACCAAGACCACAGACGCGGAGACTTCGTACTGGATGCCGGAAGCCCAGCCTGACGGCTCGGGCCGGTACTATCTGTGGGCTGTCGACAAGGAACAGAACCGTAAGCGTGTCGGCGAAGGCCTCAAGGAGTCCGACGCGGACTGGATCACAGCGCTGCACGGGTGCTTCCCCGACATGATCAGGCACCTGATGGCTGCCCTGGACGAGGCTGACCGCCTCGACCTTGAAAAGGACAGCTTGGTCAACGAGCTGGCCGAGATCGCACTGGAACTGGACAGGTACAAGGCATGAAGAGACGCGCTTACCGTGTTGTCGAGCCACCACTCTGGGCTGCACTTGTAGTGCTACCTATGATGGTGTTCGACTACGTGCATGACTTCTACCACGACTCAGTCCTTGAGGGCTGGCTGAAGGGAGACGTATGACAGAGAAGGACGAAGGCGTGCCGGACGTGAACCTGGGACGCGAGGACAGGCTGAAGCATAGGGACACTGTCAAGGCTGTGCTGCAGGACTTCGAGGACAAGGACAAAGGGGCACGCGCCCCGAGGTCCGAGCGAGGCAACCAGATCGCCCGTGAGCGCCAAGCTACACGGAAACATTTCAAGAAGGAGAAAAAGAATGAAGATCGTTCTAACAACCGCAGCACTGATCGCGAGCTTGATAACTAGCGCAGGGATAGCTGCCGCTACACCTGTCATGGACAGGTGCGCCGACGAGCTGGTCCGCTGCTCCCCCAAGGCTTCGCCACGCACCGTCGCTGGCGGCTGGCAAGGTGGGCTGGGCTGGCAGGTCGCTGTACCCCACGGCACGCACGGTGAGCGCACCTGGTACGACCGCTGACCCAACGCAAAATAGCCCCGACCCAAGAGACCGTAATGGTCCCAAGGGTCGGGGTTCTTTTGTGTCTAAAACAACTTAGCCTAGCTATCAGCTCCAGCCGAGGAGAGCCCACAACCAGGTAAAGAAGTTGAACGGCTCCGGGGCAGGCTCCGGCAAACCAATTGGCGGATCGTTACCAGGAGGTACAGTACCCAGAGTGACTGGGCGGTCATCGTAGGCCTCGTTCAGCTCAGGCCTAGACTGTGCAGCCACAGACTCAGACACGAACGACAACCAGGACAACGCATTCACCCTGGGAATGTTATCCGCAGGGATCCAATGATACCACACGTTAGTGCCTTGCGCAGTGTCATTGTATGAGAACGCAGTGTCAAGGTTCTTCGTGTAGTTCAGGCTTGAGTGAGGCCCGTCAGCACCCTTGGTCCAGCAGAAGATGCCGGTGTCCCAGTGCTTCTTAGAACTGAGGAAGCCGCTAGAAATGACACGCTTGACCTCGTTGTTGTTGGGGTCGTTAGGTGCATCAGCCCAGCCATCATACTCGTTTGCTATGTTGTGCACCTCCCACGTCACCCCAGTAGCGGGGAGACCCCAGCCCACACCGACACCTGCCTGGTTCGTAGACGGACCAGGATAGATAGCGGTATGATCGTTAGGGTAGCGCCAGATAGCACCAGTGTGCTTCATCTCAGGGTTGCCGACAGCATAGAAGATCACCTTAGTGGGGTCCACCGAAGTCGTCGGACCCTTCTCGCGGATCCACTTGAAGATGAACTGTGCGCCAGCACTATGCCCAACCACCTTGGTGGGGTTGCCTACGGTGCCCACGTTAGCCAGCAGAGCAGCATCCAAGTTGTTCATCGCAGTGTCAGCGTGAGTCTCAGACACCCCGTCGAGAATCTGGTTGGGGTAGTAGATGTTGATGATCGGATCGCTGGTCTCATGCAGCATGCCAGCAAGGACCTTCTTCACGTCCAAGCCTTTGCTGCCGAAGCCGTTGATGTACAGAACTGTACCGGCAGCCATCAGCTAGCCTCGGGATCCGGGCCCATGAGTCCGGGAGGGGGACCGTCAGGTCCGAAAGGATCCTCAGCCGGTGCAACAGGCTCAGGCTCGGGCCTCTCATCCGCAGGGACCGGGTCAGCCAGCTTCGTGCCAGGGAACTGGGTGGAGATCTCGAAGCGCACCGAACCATTCTCCGCCACCACAGCCCACTTGGGCAGACCGTTGTGGTTCACACGAACAGCCACATTGGTGCCCTCACGGTACACGGTACCGACCGGGGTACCTTCATAGATCGCACCCAGAGCGGTGACCACACGGGTCACCTGCTCATCAGTGAGGTCCCCTTTGATTCTTTGCACAGCATCAGCCAAAGCGATCTTAACCTCTTCAGCATCCATGCGGGGTGCCCGACTGGCGGGCCTATTACTGGGCATAACCTTCTCCTATACTTTGTTGTTACGATGTTGCGTAGTCGCGCAGGAACCAGTTGTCTATCCTACCTCCGTTGGTACCAGCGCTGCGTTCGATCATGATGCCACCGTACCGGTGATCGGCACCGTGGGTGATCACATCACCAGTGTCCTCCCATGACAACCCTCCGCCTATGGCTGCACCGTTCTTCAGAGCGGTGTAGATGTTGGTGTTGGGGTCGTAGGCCAGACTGTAGTTGGTGTCCGGGAACAACTGACCAGTCACAGAAGCCCTCGTGGTCAGAGCATACGGATCACCCGACTTGATCCTTATAGAGGACACGCCGAGCGTCTGCTCAACCACTAGTGCAACCACCTGGTCCAGTTCACGGTTAGCGCAGATGAACAAAGCGATCTCCGCACCAACAACGTTCAGATACACGTTACTGAAATCAGCTATCGTGAGCATCCTGTCCGACGACGTCGGATGGATGTACATAGCCAGCTCGGTGGCGTTGGTTGTCCCATTGTATGCGACAGAGTCGGAGGTCAGCTTCAGCAAGTTGGCTGTACCGTCTGAATCCCTCAACCAAGACGGACCCAGCGATTCCCTGTCATTGAAATCATCCAGGTAAGCGGTGTCGGTACCGGTAGCACTAGGTGCTGCCAGCATAGAGAACGGCACCCTCGAAGTGTTACCCTGAGCTGTCGTAGACTCACCGGCAGTGTACGACGTCTGAGCTGTCAACGCATCAGAGCCGGTGTAGAAACCGATCTGCTGCATCGTGCCCGTGCGCAGCACGTTCTGCTGGTACACGTACGTGGCGTTGGTCGACTCGTTACGGAGCCGCACCAGGTACCTCTCACCT